AGTTTCCTGCCAACTTATTGTACTTCCTCCATCCTCAACAGCAGGTGATAAGTCAAAAGGCTTACTTATACGATAACCTGTTGTTTTATATGCTGATACTACCTCTACTTCTAAACTCTCTAATCTAGGTGTGACAGTAGTATCGGTAGTTTCAAGAGTCTGTCTCACATCAAGAATAGTTGGATTAGCAGGTAAGTTAGGTATAGCACCACCGTTAGTTGCTGTCTGCCAAGTTGAGCCACCATCAATTGAGGTTTCAATAGTTATAGTCTGTGAGTTGAGCGTTTCAGTCCAGCTTATACTACTACTCGCTACATCATTAACTGCTGATAAGTCTAGTTGAGGGGATTGGCGTGTGCCTGTACCTAAATATCTTGTGTTATCTTCTATCCAACTAGCACCATAGATAGTACCATCATTAGTTCCTGCACTATCAGTTAATGTTGTTCCTGTACCTTCGTCTGCTTTGTAATATGCTACTAATCCTGTTTCATTTCCTGCTAATATAGAGTCCATATCAGATGATGTTTCTATATCCCATATTCTTAAATTATTTAAACTTCCATCAAAATATCTATCATTAGCAATAGTTCTTCTACCTATATTAAGTGTTCTTTGAGTTAAGTCAACATCACCACTACCTCTATTGTCATCAGCGACTAAACTACCATCTATATAAATTTTTTGGTCTTTAGTGTTATTATTATAAATAAGTCTAAAATTATGCCAATTATTATCATCATAAGAAGAAGGAGTATCTACAGAATAATAACTTGCTCCATCATCAGTACCAAATCTCAAAGTATTATTCTCTTGTATATAAAGCTCAAAATGATTATCAGTAACACCTTGACCATAATTGCCTATTATTTCTCTATTTGAATTACCAGTAGAATATTTAAATTCTCCTTCAACTGTTATTGTATTCCCACTTAAAACAAATAAATCTACATAATCATCTACCCCATCAAAACTCAAAGCAGGATTATTAGCCAACTCCAACCCATCATTAACTGCCACTACATCAGTCAGAGTGCCTTCTGCAAAGTCTGCTGTTGTAGTTTCAATGTCAGTTACATCAGCGCCAGTTTTATCTAATCTCAAACTATCATTTTCAGCAACTACATTTGATAATGTGCCAGTTGAGAAATCTGCTGTTGTAGTTTCAACAAAATTTAAGTCTTTACTGTAATACACACCCTCCTCAACAAGTTTTTGGTCAACTATATCCTTAATAATATCTCCCGCTAATTTATTCCTTGCTGCATAGCTTATCCTTCTCTTATCAGCTAGATAATGCATATCAATGCAGACTATATCGTGCATGTAGCTGTTAATGTGTCCGAGAGGATATTTATCGCTAGTTTCAAGATAACCTGCGAATACTAGCTCATTGTTATTCTTGTCATCTATTATTGTAACAGGTTGACCTTTTTTGAAAGTATATTCATTTTGTTTGTCTGGGATAGAAAATGAACAGGTGGCACGCATCTCAATAGTGTCCTCTGCTTGAAAAGTGTTAATTTTGATGCTGTAAGTTGTTCCACCTATAATTGCTTTCATTAGAAGCGCGCACCTCCTGTTATTCTAATTGTGTCTACTAAGGGTTGTTTCACGGCTTGTGCGATGGTTTTTCCATCTAAGTTAACACTTATATTAGCTGTGCTGTATCCTCCACCACTAGAGCCTGTGTTTGAACCTATAGGGGATACTGTTTCGCCTGCTTGCGCTAAGATTAAGCGTTCTTCTCCAATTGGCCCGGGAACAACCCCGCCATCGTGGAAGATACCGCCAAAAATACTACCTAGAAAGCCGCCACCACCAGAAGCACCACCACTTATTAGGAAGTTGAACACTTTGCTGGCGGCCATTTCAGCTAACTTTGACATAACTTGATCTAATACGCTATTCCACAAGTTGCCAAAAGCATCTGTAACACTTTCTGTGCCTTTGAGAATGCTTTCGAATGCTTGCTGAAATCCAGATTTGATAAATCCAAATCTTTCTTCAAAGCGTTGCATTGACTTTTTATTATTTTCTGCTTCTAAAGCGTCTATTTTATTATTATAAAATTGTTCAATAGCCCAAGTCGCAGCGTTCTTTTCTTCTGCTTCAGCGATTGCTTTTTCTTTCTTTTTAATTAACATTTCCATTTCAGTTGCATTTTGTTCAAATAAACGTTGTCCCCACATTTTATTAAATTCTATTCTTTCTTCGTGTTTAGCACGTCTAATTTCAGACTTTCTATTTTGTATTTTAATCCATTTTGCTAATTGTTCAGCATTCATTTCTGATATATAGTCAGCTTGTGCTTGCATAGCTTCTTCAGTTGGTGACATTAAATCAATGCTATTTAAGTTGCCGTTAAATTGTCTGGCAAAAGCTTCTCCACCTTTTTTACCTTGTTCTTCACTTTTTTGCACAAAACCTTCAAATATTGTTCCTGTTTGAGTGAAGTCGCTAGAACCAGTATCGGTAGACTCTTCGCTGTCGCCACCTGTGTCAATTCCGTCTCCTAAATTTTTTTTAACTTTATTTCCTTCGGCATTAATTTCTGAAAATGCTTTAACACCTTTTCTCCTTAATTCATCTAAAGATTGAGAATATTCAGTTGTAGCATTGTTGTTTGTGACAATCGTTTCATATAAAGTTTTGCCAGCATCATAAGTATTCATAAAACCATCAACTGCATTGCTCCCAAAATCAGTAACGCTTTCTTTTAAGTTGCTAAACCCTTTTTCCATATCTAAAGTATTTTTCTTTATTTTGATATTTAATTTATCTTGATCACTTTCCATTTTGTTAATTGCTTCTTCAGAGCTATCTGCAATATTTTTAAACATATCACCGACACCGGGTAAACCTTCTAATCTTCTAGCTTGCGATAAAATTTTATCTATTGCTTTAGCAAAAAATAAACTCATTCCAATTGTGCCTTTACCTATTTGAGCAACCACAATATCTAATGAATCTTTAATTATTCCAAAAGAATCGGCTAATATGATTACTGCATCTACTCCAGCAGTCATATAAGTTTTTAATGCTTGATAAAATATATCTATTGCCTCTTTAGCATAACTTATATTTTCTGTAACAAAATCTAATCTTTCACCTAAACCTTCTATTTTTTCAATTACATTTGGCATATTTTCAACAAGATATTTAACTAACTTATCAAATGTAGGAGATAATTCTTCACCTACTTTCTCTCTAACTACTTCTATCGCAGAGCCTAATCGCTCTTGCCAAGTTGCTGAAGTGTCCATCATTGTGTTAAAAGCGTCATCAGTTGCACCTGCTCTATCCTGCATTTCATCTAAGTTTTCCGCAAATGTTTCAGCACCACTACCAGTTAAGGTTAATGCCGCTTGTCCACCTCTAATATTTTGGAATAAGTTTTGTACTTTAGTATTGCTATCCTCTGCTGCTTGTTCCATTAATACCATAGCTTCTTGCAGGTTTCCGCCATTCTCAATAAACTCTGTAAATGCTACACCCGCTACATCTTTAAATACATCATAAGCGTTAGTACCTTCTTTTGACAACTCGTTCATAGCTTGTCTAAGTTGAGTAGTCGCTTCTGTTGTTGGTACACCTTGAGCAGTCATTGTTGCTAACGCTGCACCTACATCTTCAAAATTAACTCCAACCGCTGCTGCAATTGGTGCTACATCAGATAGACTAGAACCTAATTCATCCATTGTAGTTTTACCAGTTTTTACAGTAGTAAATAATATATCTGATACATCTTCAGCATCGCCCACTTCTTTACCATAAGCATTAATAACAGTTGTTAATCCATCTACTGCTGTGTTTAAATCAGTAACTCCACCTCTAGCAGCTTTTTGTGCTGTTTTAAGAAACTCAAATACATTATCTTCTGGGACACCTGCTGAAATAGCATCATACAAAGCTGGTACTGTTTCGTCAGTAGTTGTACCCATTTCCATTTTGAATTCCTGCATATCGTCTATCATTTTCTCTTTAGCATCACTTGAAGCATTAGGTAACAATGTAAATACTTCTGACATTTGTTTTTCCATGCCAGTAAATTGTTTAATGCCATCTGCTGCAACTGCTGAAAATGCCGCACCTATTGCTGCTGTACCTGCAACTGCTGCACCAACTAAAGCACCTTTGTTGCCTAACATTTTTCTCATTCTGCTAAGTTTAGTGTTAAACTGCTTATCTCTAACATCGGCTACTGCGTACAATTCACCGACTTTCATTCCCATATAACTTCACCTACTTTCCTACACTCTTGAATGCTCTAATGAGTGTTCTTTCTGCTGTTTCTGGATCATTAATATCCTGCTTATTGTTTTGCATAGCAAGCCAATACATAGAGGTTGAGCTTAGTCCAAAAAGTAGTGTAAAAAACCTTCTACTCGTCATATTATCTACTTCTTGAGCTAAGTTGATGTTATACTCCCTCTGGAAATCTGACTCTATATATAGCCAGAATTTAGCCACATTAGGCTTGCTGTTGTTTAGTTTTTTTCATCATCTTCTTCATCATTTTCTACTGCTGGTGAATATTGATTCATTATCCACATCAGTATTTCATTTAATTCATCAACACTTGCATCTTCTGCTAATTCTTCAAGTTTGCCTTTAGGTAACAATTTAAGCATCAATGAATAAGTTTCCTCATTAGGTATCTCTGCTTCTGTGCCATATTCATTGGCAAGCCTATCCATTTTTATTGGAATAATAGCTGGCATTGAAGCTGGCACACTATATTCTTCACCTGCAAATTTAAATGTTATTTCATCCTTATCTTTTTCTGCAAAAAACTCATCAAAATCTTTGTACTTATTACTCATAATCTATCCCTCCAAGTTTAATTTAAAATTGTAATGCTGCTACTGTAACGCTCGTTACACCATCATAATCTACTGTTACATTTCCATCTGTGTCATTGAACCAACTTTTATCAAACCTACCAATTATTTTTTCATCGCTAGCAGGTACAGTTACTGTTGGGTTGGTTAATGTTATATCGATTCCGCCAATGTTAATTGACTTCTGCACATTTAGTGTTACATCGTGTGGAGAAGCGTCACTATTTTTGACATATAATACTACATCACCATCATTAGCAAATGTATCTCCTGCAACATCTGCCGCTGTAAAACTTGGTGTTAACCCAGCTAATTCTATATTTTGCAAAGTTAAAGTTGCCATTTATTTACCTCCTTATGCTACTGTTGGTTGTCCACTAACTGTTAATGTGTATGAGAAGGAAGTTGCATCATCATTCCCTCCACCTCCACCCATACCAAACGGCTCACCATTAACACTAGCGTTAAATCCAATTACTGTTCCGCCGGGAGAAGTTACTTGGAAAGGTACAATACTTGCTGAACCAACTTCTGCGATTGCTGCTTCAACTTGTTCCTGTCCTGTATCTCTACCACCTGTGCCTGGGTCTTCAATATATAATCCTTCTAATGTTACCTCTAATCCTCTAGTAGATACTAAGTGTGATACCCAATTTTCATCAAAAGTAGTTGTGTCTGCATCGTTCTTAGTTGGTGATAATGAAACATTATTTAATCCACCAATTTCTACATATGTGCCTGTATTTGTACCATCATCAACTTCCCATGTAAACTCTTTAGCTAATACTTTACCTAATGCCATTAATATTCACTCCTCTGTTTTGTTTTATTCTGATAATCAACATTAAAATTTAAACTGTATTCTGCTCTACCATTTTCATCTTGCCCTAGTCTAACTGGCCCAGATTGTGTTCCTATACATCCTACTATCCATTTGCCACCATCTTCAAACCTATCAGATGAGAAACCATGCAACTCATCATAAATATCCTGTGCTAATTGAAGTGGTACTCTCGGATCATATTTACCCCTAACAATAAATTGTATTCCTGCGTTGTCATAAGGTAACTTGCTATCAGATTGTGTTCCACTTCTTCTATAAATAGCGATTGCTTCATCTGGTTCGGCGGGTAGGATATCAATAAAAGTGTTACCGGTTAATCCCGTTTCATCAAAATTTAATATTCCTTGTGCATCTAAATATCTTGCTATTTCACTTTGCAGCATACCACCACCTACAATTCTTTTCTAATTTCCTGTGCAATAGCTTCTAAAACTTTATCTTGCACATCTTTGCGTTTAATTGTTTTTTCTACCCACTTGCCTTCTCTTCCACCTCTGAAATTATATTCTGGATGTTCATGCAGTCTGATAGCATAAGGGGTGTCATAACTTACTGCTGCAACTAAACCTTTAGCATCAATAAAACCACTTTTTTCAAGTGTTCCTTCGTCGTGTGGTACAAGTTTATTGGCTTCAGTTAATACAACACCTTCCATACCTCGCCACAAACCTTTTTCAGCAGCTTTTTTAAACTTTTTCTCAATGTCGAGACCCTCTCTAATGCTACTGATAATTCTCATTCGAGCATCACCTCAACATTTGATAATTTACCAGTAAAAGCATTATAATATTTGTTAGTAGTTACTACTGTTTCAATTTTGTTATTAAAAGCCAATTCACTTTGTTGCTTTAATTCTATATCATCACTTGTGTGGTATTGACTACCACTTACAACTTCATTGCCTTCATCATCCCGTGTTAAACTTTCTTTTTGCACAAAATATCCAGTTGATTCAAATTCATCACCATATTGTGGGCCATAAGCACCTTCGCCTAAGAATGGTTTAACTGTTACTGTATGTGGTTGTGCTGATTTAGGTAACTTCATCGCACATCAACACCTCTGTATAAATAACCATTAAGCATTAATAATTGTCTTGCTCTGGGTGCTAACTCTGGAGGCCCACCACTGGGACTCTGTCCCCTGTTAGCTGCTGAAAAAGGACCAATACTTATTTCAGAGAAGAATTGTTGAGTGTTAAACTCATCAAATTGACTCCACCATTCATATTGCCTTACAGTAGCCTTAGACGCTATTTCTCCAGCTTCTATTCTACCTAAGGTATAATAGTCTATCAAGTCACTTGCACGCTCTAATAGCCTGTTAGCATCGCCTGGTAGGTCTGATTCTAACACACCTAGATAATCTGCTAATTCTGTTAATGTTGCATATGCCATTTTATCACCTAACCTTCAATTTCTATATAATTAACCGACACAAATACTTTGTTTGTTCCGGTAGTAGTAGTTAATGTTAGTGGTTGGTCAACTGCGCCTGTTCCACTTTTGACTTGTGGAGCAAAACGATTATTAACACTTGAATATAACCTCGCGACTTTTACGCCGCCTAAATCTAACTCTACCACTCCAGTTGTAGCATTAGTGTGTATAGCGACATCAGTTATAATTAGTCTATTACCAGCAGAAGGTGTGATTATTGCTGTATCAGTCTGTGCAGTTGTATATTCTTCTGAAAAGTGAGATTCTATTAATTGAGTTTCAGTTAATACTGCTTTCCTACCATTTGCTATATTTGTTATTGCTTCTCCATTAATCCAATTATATAGTTTTAATATTGTCTCTCCTACATTCATTTACTTCACCTTCTCAATTTCAGCAATTAATTCATCCTTATTCAATTTGTAGTAACCTGTTAACCCTTCTTCTTTAGCAATTTCTCTCAATTCATCAACAGTTTTATCTGCTAATTCTTCTTCTACAACTTCCTCTACAATTTCATATCCCTGCTGTTTGAATTTGGTGTCAAAGGCACGCTCTGACACGTGCCGTGTAACACCGCCTCTTCTAATTTTCATTAATTATCACCCTTACACTATAGCTGTAGCTTTTGTGTGAGCATAGATTCCAACAGTCTTATTATCTGGAATAAAGATGTCGTGATATACTCTAGACTGCATTAACCATCCATCTGTTTCTTGGTTAGTATCTGGATCGAATACTTTAAGCTGTCTTTGTTTTACAATTGGAAGTGCAGCCGCTTGGTGCACAAGTAGGAAGTTAAGTTCATACTCTGTTCCGCCAGTGGTTGCAGAATATCCAAATGTGCTAGAACCATCGTTAAGAGTAATTCCAGTATAAAATCTACCTTGCGGCACTTTAACTACTGGAATGCCGTCGTAAGCGTCAAATGTTCTGTCACCGATATCCATAATATCTCTATCAAATAAATCTGAATTGCGGATATTAGAATAAACTTGAGGTGTCATAAATAAAATCATACCCTCTTTGCTTACCTCGGCATCTTCTAACGCCACTTTAGCTGTTTCAACAGCTTCTACTGTATTTGTGTTATCTAAATCAGCATTAACCACTGTATTAGCGTTTGAAGCTAACTGTGCGTATCTGTAAGCATCTAACTCTGGTACAACTTCCTGTTTAGCAAATTGTCCTGCTGCAAATGTAAATACGCTGTCTAACGCTTCCAGATTATCCTGTCTATCAATTGTGAACTTAACACCTCTATCTTGTGTAAGTGAGTGTGTTTCCCAACTAAAGTTAACAGAGCCAGAAGGATATCCAGTTGCTCTATCATAGTCACCTAATCCGTCTAATGCAATTTTAGGCAGTAAAACTTCGCCTGCGTTTGCGCCATCTCTTACCAATTCCTGTGGTACGCTTAAAATATCTGATGTAAGCCCTCTTTTATAAACCTCGTCAAGTAAAGTTGTATATTTTTTTGCTAGTGCAATACTATTAGCCATTTAAAATCTCTCCTTTATAATTTTAGTTAAAATTTAAATTTATCTGCCATTTTTTTGGCCCAATCTTCATTGCTATCATTGCCTGTGTCATCATTGCCATTATTAAAACTACCTGCCGTTTTACTGCTATTACTTTCACCTTTTTGGAAAAAGTAATCCTTTTCTTCTTTCATTTTTGTAATTAATTCTTTCACACCTTGCACATTGCCTTCATCGTCAATTTCCAAGCTATCGATGTCTGCGACTTGCACAAAATCATTCAACGCTTTCTTGTTAACATTTTCAGCTAATGCAGCTTCTTTAACCGCAAATTCTTTCTGTTTTCTAACTGACTTTTGACTAATCTCATCAATTTTGCTCTCATATTCTTTTTTTAATTCTTCCGGGTCTTCCATTTCAGCCAGCTTATCTTTTAGCTTCTCTAATTCATGCTTATATTCATTCTTCTCTTCAATAACCTGCTGAAATCTGTCATAAGGGATACTATTATCTACTTCTTTTTGTTGAGTTTTATCTTCCTTTTCTGTTTTATCGACTTCTTCAGCTGTCGCTTCCTCAACACTTTCTACCTCTTTTTGTTCTACTTTTTTCTCATCAGCCATTATAATTCCTCCTTAGTATTTTACATCTTTAACGCAGATGATACGTAATTAATCACTAAAATGTTTATTATCTTTTAAAACTTGATATAAAACTTTACTTAGTTTAGAAACCAATTCTTCTTCGTGATCTAAATTCATGTAATCTAAACAACCGTGTATTATTTCATGCAAAAATATTTCCTCTTGTTGTTGGAGTTTTAGGTTTTGCGCAATCTTGATTTCTAAATTAACATTATCAATTATTCCCCAATTTTCGCCATAATCTAAATCTTCGCTGTTGTTATCGACAAATATTAGATCGTAATTATAACAACCTATTTTAACATTTGTGTCGGCATTTATATTCAACAAATCACCCCTTTACCTCGCTTGTGTTATACTTTCTCGTTCATATTTTCTATACCTTCCAGTTTCTTCAATGAATTCTTTCTGTTTTTCCTGCCATTTTTTGCGATAATTTTTAGCCTTTCTAGCTTCATCTTCTGTCATAGCACCTGCTTCTCTGCGTTTCCATTTTCTAATTTGTCTTTCCATATATCTTTGCTGCTGTCGTTCTTCATAATTTTCTGCACTATCAACAGGCTCTGGTTTTTCTGTTAATCCTTCTACCCAAAGTGTTGTATTGTGCGTGCAATTAGCGTGAAATAACCCGTCAGCTTCTGCTTCACTAACAGAAGGATATTCTTCATTTTTGCCACTTATACTTAATATTCTACCTTCCCATGGGTCACATATTGGACAACTTTCAGCGTGTGCTGAAACAACTACCAAATCTTCACCATTCTGCTGAAATCTATTTAATGAGCCATCTATTCTTGCTCTAGCAGCTGTGGTCCTTGTTGCCATTTCCGCATAAGTTTTAAGATTCCAACTCCTGCCAGATTTATCAACAAATCCGCTAACTCCTCTGTTAGCAAACTCGTTCAGTACTCTCTGTGCACCCTCAACTCTTGTTCCGCTGCCAGTTAGGACAGTGTTAACTCCTCTGCTGACAGCTTGTCTATACACATCATCAGCCTGTCTAACCATTCTTAAGTGTGTACCCTGCAAATTATCTTTGAGTGCTTTTGTATAATTAGCAACTGTAGCTTCATCAATCTTGCCAAAATCAGTTGTTATTTCATTAATATTATACACTTTCCGCAAATCAGC